TGCAGCCATGTCTCGGTCTTCACTAGCAGTCGGTCTAGATAGCCACCGTTCCAGGGCTTGTTGTTGCCATTCGGGTGCCGTTTCTTTGAGAATGTGCGTAACACTGTGAAAAACGCTGCCAGCGTCGTCCCGATACACGCGGAAAGGGCCAGAATCATCACGCACCAGGGTATTTCTACTCAGGTTATTCAGCTTTTGCTGTGCGCTGCTAGCCATGCTTTTATAAGCTGATTTTCCTTTGGAACTATTAAGTGATATGAACTAACCCAACCCACTTTATCGCCGACCGATATACGCACCATCGAATCGGGTTCAGTCACTATTTTTGTTTCCGGCACCTTGCTTAAGTCCGGTGAACAAGCTGTGGAAGGGGTGTTTTGGGTCGTCTCTGCCATCGTCGCTATACATACGTTCCAACCTATTCTGCCGTTCTCGCTGTGCTTGTACTTCTTCCTTAGTGGTCATAAAATACTCTTTCCCATATTTACTATACCCAATAAAAAACCCCGTGCCATAGGAACACGGGGCCTTGTTAAGTGCTAGGCAGCTTCCTTGAATGGATTATTACCAGCAATTAGCCGGGTGATGTCAAAACCAGCGTCTAATGCTGCTTGCCATGCCTTATCAATTACAGCCTGGCTGGACTTACGCGGTACAGGTCGCAATGTGTACTCCGTAAGCAGACCTGATCCTTCCTTGCTAAGGATGAAGTCCCATTCCATCAAGTGCTCGTATTCTTCCATCTGAGCAATACCATCAAACTCTTTCATGATGGATTTTTGGGTGACGCTCAACACCTGAACGGTTCTTGAGTCGAAGCTGTAACAGGGCACAGCAATAGCAAACTTGACGGCTTCCGGTCCAGTGCCTTCGCGGTTCATTCGGCGTGAATAACTTGGCCCCATTTCTTGCTCAACATCAGCAGGTGATGGATCGTCAAGAAAACGAAAGGGCTTGACGCTGCCATCTGCAGCTTCGCCCCAGCACTCATAAAATTCCAGCGGTTCTGCGGCTAAAAGAGCAAAACGAATCTGGCTGCCTGACTGAATCTTGCTTGGGTTTAGATAACCGCCTCCCGATCCACCTGATATTGCGCTTGTGTTCTTCAGAAATCCCATTTTTGGCGTTGCTGTGGGCTAAAGCTGCCCGGTGCTTGGCCAATATAGCACATTGATAAGGGTGGACAAAGCCGCTACAATGAAAAGCGCCCCAGAGTTGGCAAGACTCTAGGGCGCGTATCCGCATTACCCTGTAGGAGTTTAGCAAATGAATTTGCTGTCGTTTGTTCGGTCTTTACCGAATCAGTGGGCAACAGCACCCATTTACAAAAAAGGCGTTTTAATGCCAAAAGGTGGTGAAGCCTGCGGCAAGAACCCTCTTGGTAGGGCACACCACGACAAGATGTCGCCCGAAGCCACGGCGATGGTTATCGAACGTGAGCCCGAAAAGTTTCAGGCTGTTGGTGTCTTCACCGGGCCACGCTCTGACGGGTTGGTGATCCTGGACGTTGATGCCAACCTCGGCGCTGTTGTAATCAAATGGGGCAAAGATTTATCCAAGGCTCCACGCATTAAGTCGCCTAAGGAAGCGGCTGCAAAGTTCCTGTTCACCGTTCCGCAGGAACTCTGGACTGAAGTTTCAGACATCAGCCTTGCTGCTAGTGGTGAAGGCTGGGAAGTTCTGTGGGGCCGCCAAGGGCTTCTATACGGTGCCTATCCAGCTGGCGGCAGTTACACGCTTACAGGTGACTTACATGCTGTTCCAGAGGCTCCTAGATGGCTCTTAGAGCGTATGAAGCAGTCATTCAAAGATAAGAACGACAAAAAGATTGGTAAATCCCTTCGTGATGGGCGCTGGTCAATGCGTTCCACCGAGGAACTCACCGCCATTGCTCACTCCTGTCTGTCGGTTATCCAGCCACAAGGTCGGGGCTCTGAACAGCTTTGGTGGCAGATCGGAGCCATGCTCCAGTCCGACCTGCCTGGTGAAGAAGGTCTCAACCTGTGGCGTGAATGGTCGCTTCAGGATTCTGAATATGAAGATGACTGGTCTGCAGGCAAAGACCCTTGTCAAAGCCGCTGGGACGCTGGCTTTAAGTCCCAAGGTGGTTTGGGTTTCGGAAGTCTTATTCGGCTAGCGGATCATTACGACCCAGACAGGCAACGTTTTGTACGCGATGGCTGCACTTCAGTTGTTGAGGAAGTTGAAGCTAAAGCCGTTTTTTATCAGCGCGTTTCGCTTTCCTTTGAGGAAGTAATCCAAAAGGCCAAGTCTTATTTGGAGCTGGATAATCCTGCTGAAATGAATTTCAAGCTGAACAGCTTGGCTCTTGATGCTGGTTACCGGGACCAATTTGCGCTCGAAAAACTAATCGTTGATCAGATTCAGTACGAAGGCGCTAAGGGGTTAATGGATGTGGCTGCGCTCCAAGACTTAGAAGGTCAGAGGGAATACTTGATTCCTGATGTGCTTCCGCATCCTTCCGTTGTGCTCATTTACGGCTCTGGCGGTGACGGCAAGTCCATGTCTGCTTGGACACTGGCAAAGCACATCGCTACCGGATCACCGTTTGTCGTTCGTGGAAAGCACGTTCCAGTCCAGCAAGGCCCCGTATTGCTTTTGAACGGTGACCAGCCTTTGATCCAGCTCAAAGAACAGCTGGAAGAAGTCGAGTATCCAATGGATTCCAATACAAAGCTTCTTACTGATTGGGCGCTCCAGCGTTACGCCCAGTTCATCAAGTTGATGGAAAAGGTCCGGCCAAAACTTGTTGTCATTGACTCGCTGATTGGCTGCTCTGGTGGTAGGGCTTTTGATGAAAACAAATCTGACTTTGCAACGCCGCTGTATTGGTTAACCAGAAACAACGGCGTTCTGTTCCCTGCAACAACCATCTTGATCATTCACCACGCCAACAAACAGGGTGGATTTCGTGGCACCTCTGCTATTCGCGATGCGGTGGACGAAACATGGGCGCTTCGTAAACCAACCAAGGAAGAAGTTGAAAAAGATGTCGCTCCAGCGCACAGCCGGATCATCACGGTGGAGAAGTCTCGATCCGGCAGATCCGGTACGTCGCTCATCATGCGCCAGGAAGACGATCTGAGCTTCTCTGTGGCTGACTTCACCCCAGAGGTCGATCCAGGCAATACAGCGCCTTCCAACGTCATTGACAAGGTGCTCCAGCGCCTTCGTACAGGGCACCCCAGGTTGTTTACGCATTCAGACCTAAATGCCGACCCAGTAGTAGGCGGAAAAACTGACGCCATTCGTAAGGCGCTCCACCGTTTGGTAAAGCGGGGTCTTGTTACAGAAGTTCCAGGGGTTGGAAGGTACGGGAAAAAGTCGTACCAGGCTGTTCTCGCGTGTGGAGAGGTTGCAAATGTGTGTCCACCCTCAAAAAATCCTGATACTGGAACGGATCTCAGGGTGGACAACGTTCCAGAACCTAAGGAGGTGTCCACCCTTGATTCCGCTGTTCCGGTTGAGGCTGGACAACCTGTTCCTGATGGTGGTACGTGTCCACCCTCAGAACCTAGTGCTGATGCGGATTCTGGCCAGGTTGGACACTCAGGGCAATATCCCCGCGCGAGGCAGATGGACCGTACCAAGGAGGAATCAGACGCTTTAATGAAAGCGGCTTGGGACAAGTGGTCCGACTGATCTAGGTTTGTCTGTGTAGTATGTGAGGGCGATACCAGCCTTCACATGCTTTTGACAGAAACCGAGCTCAACTTCAAGCCAGCAAGGTACAAAGAAAGCCTTCCCGCTGAAGTTTGTGTAACTTTTTCTGCTGCTGATAGCAATAAACGACCATATATCGAAGGCAAGATTGTTAATCCTGCACCAGACATTTATGATCGGTTAGGGCATCCTGCTACTACTATGCGTTGTTATTGCCATAGCGATATTTCAACTGAAGATCAAAAAGAAATAATCGGCGATATCGATGCTGGCACTACGATCAAAGTGCTTGCTCAGCAACCATCTACGAAATACGACGGCAAAGCTTTTGGCACAATTATGCACGGTTTGTGGACTAAAGCCGCGCAACAACAAGTATCTGTTCCAACGGCTGCAGTAAAGCAGACCTTTACCGTTAGCAACATGCCTTCAGATTTAGTGGAGCGTATGGACGCAAAGTTAAATGATTTAGATGTAAAAAGAACCTTTTTCTTGAAGAAACTAATTAATAAATTCTTGATGGGTGACTTTGACGCGGATTTCGTGTAGGCTTCTAGCGGTCCATCACTGTACTACTTCCACTCAAGACATGTCTAAATTTGAAATTCCTGAAAACGTGCTTGCTGCATCTGAAAAAGTTTTGTTACGGGATCTTTTAGCTTCCCCCACTTTTTGTTACTGGATGGTCAGCTGCCTTTGCAACGGGCTGCAAACGAACCGCCTAGGTTTAGAAAACATTGATGATGATGAAGATTTTTTCGTTTACAAACTTCAAAAAATTCTTAATGGTATTCCATACGAAACCCGACTGGCTTGCTTTAAAGCCAGTGCGCAACAAGTCTCTGCTAATAGGGCTGCACGCGAAGAAAAGCAGTTACCCCAAAATCGGGTCATCAGGTAACCAGCCTTTTCTAATTAAGCCCTCGACTACTTCTTGTTGCGTTAGGTAGAGGCGAAGGAACTTGCAGGTCAACTCTTGCAGTTCCTTCGTGTCTTCACAGCTAGAAATTTGGCGGGCATACCGTTCGTAAACGAATTCGCGATTCGGGTCCATTGTAAAAATGCTCACTACTACATTATGCTTACCGATTGGCTTATGAGTCAGACTGTATGCAGATATTGCGGTCTGATGGAAGAATGGGCCACTATCACGTATTACGAGCTAAAAGGTCCTAAGCCGTACTTAGCAATTGTTCGTTACACGGCCTATGGAGTGGACTTGTTCCCGATCAGTATTTGTGAAGATATGTATCAAGACACTCCTGAAGACTTCTGCCGCCTGGAACGTGACATAGAGATTGCGCTCAATTCTGGTATTGATGCCAGCGTCCTGAGCACTTACGCGCATGAGTTCTTCCCCAGCATTACGGCACATCTGACATAGTGTGCTATTCTAAGCAAGTCGTTCGGAGCCCCACCATGGCCCACGCTCAACTACTCAGCTACAGCTACACCAAAGGATCCGATGCCCTCTTTGTTGAGGCCATCGTTGATGACGCTGTTCAGGTCTTACCTGCAACTCAAGTGGATCCGCCAGAGTTTGACTCTGCGCATTGCGAAGCAGTCATTCTTTGGGACGAACCACTAGACCATACAAACGCACCAACACGCGAGCAGGTAGAACGGCTGTTGCCTTGGATTACCGACTGGTGCGTAATTCCCCCGATTACTTTTGACGATGACTGATCCTGTTAACGCTCCAGCGCACTACCAAAGCCCTAATGGTGTGGAGTGTATTGAAGCAATCAAGGCCGCGATGACAACCGAAGAGTTTTTTGGTTATCTACGCGGCAACTGCATCAAGTACATCTGGAGGTATCGCCAGAAAAATGGACTAGAAGACCTCCGCAAAGCGGAGTGGTACATGCGCCGCTTGATTTCAGATTTTGAGCTTGACCCTTATGAAGATCCTCTTGCATGAATTGCCCTGAATGTAACCGCACACCACAATCTGGCGATCGATGGGTTACTCAAACCAAACCCCGGTTTGAAACCAGCATTGTGCGAGGCCGCAAATGCCCTAGCTGTGGTTACAAATGGTTTACAGCTGAGGTTCCCATAGTCTGCGACATGCTGTCCACTGATAGGGTTAGCGACCTAGAGAAGATAATAAAAAGTCTTCTCAAAACTTCTTACGAAACCTTTCCTCTTTAACTATGTCAACTCATCCTTTTGACACAAGCAACTTTGCGAGCGTAAAACTAAAAGACGTTCCAAGCTACTTACAAAACGAAGCAGCAGATTACAACCTTCGGGTTGCTGCCTGGTTTGATAACTACGCTGTAAACGCTGCTCGGGTTGATGCTGCTATGGCTGATCAAGACAAGCTTTGGAAAATGCGCACTGCAGAAGGCTGGCAAGCTGACGAAGGTGGCTGGTACACACCCACCGGCATCAGCGAGCACGACTGGGAGCACGACTACGGAAATCCTTTTCCTGAAGAACCTGTTTGGGAAAACTACAAGGCCCTTAAGCGTTGCACCGCTGGCTGGCGTATTGACGACACCGGATGGTACAGTCCCGAAGGCCAACACGAGTCCGAATGGACAGGCCCACTTCCTGAATACACACTTCTTTGAAGACCACCCATGTCTGACTACAACTTGTTTTTTGGTGTCGAGCATCTACACCAGATCTCGACATCGATTTCTATTGCCTTCGATACGGAAACGCTCCAGCTGCAGCCTGAAATTGGCAAACTTCGCTTGATCCAGCTGGGCTGCGAAGTTAGTAAAACCATTGTCATCATTGACTGCTTTGAATTAGACGCAGATGGCTGGGAAAAACTTCGTCTGTTCTTTACCAATGGTGAGCGTTTTTGGTTAGCTCACAACGCAGTGTTTGACCTTGGCTGGCTCCAAGAGCATGGAATTTATATCCGTGGTCGTATTGGCTGCACCATGCTTGCCAGTAAGCTTCACCACAATGGCACGCCCAATGTCAAACACGGGCTG